ATCATCAGTCAGTTCCTGATTAGTCTTAGTATAAGGGCCATACTCAGGACTAGCATCCTCAGCCAAGCGGATCATTGGCTTAAATACAATGTCGTTGGCTCCGGTATAGTTTGCACATGCAACAATACTTAATCTCTGATAGTTGTTTGTATTTCTTTTTGGATTAAACTCGACTCCAGAACCATAATCATAAACAAACTGATTACCATCAATATAGGATAAATCAAGAAAATAAGTTGAGTTGGATCCACCAGAAGGACATCCATTAAGAATTATATCTTTTCCAATAAATGGATTTTCGCCATTGTTAGTGCCATCTGTTGTATAGGCCTTTAATACAAAGGGAATATTAGAAGTATGTGTGCCACTTGTAGAATTCACAGTTACTGACATATCTTCATTAACTGTAAATGTTACCCCATCCCTTGTATAAGTGTTATCGTTCCAAGTGCCTAAGATATTGAGACTCTTAAGCTCTTCAAGAACAACATCCAGCAAATTATGAGCACCAAGCCGGCTCCTGGCAGTAACCTCATTATCAAGCTGCTCAGAAACGACAATATTCCCCATATTAGAGTAAGTATCTGTGCTATCAGCTGTGGAAGTCTGGCACTTTGCCAACTCAAAAGCATAATCCGGGATAGTATCTTCTCCGAGAGTTGAAAGTGTTCCGATCTCCAACTTAACAGCCTTAATTGTGATACTTGCAGATGATGAAACATTTGCATTAGTTCTGATATGAACATATAGCGGCTTGGTGCCATGAGCACTGATGGCAACTCTGGCCTCAAAGTTAGCATCAAGGTCAATATCAGAATAATGAGTTGTTGATCCTGGAAGACTGGAAGGAAGTGCAAAAGTATCAGATAAAATGGATCCATCTGAAAGCATAACGCTAAAAGTCAATGTTCTTCCAAGAAGTCTATCTCTTAAGTCACTTTCCAGCTGATTAACGATCTCGGTCTGTGCAGTGGCAGATGTTAATATGATTCCACCTTCATTAACGACCGCAACAGTCATATTGGCACTTGTGGTCTTCCATCTGTCTACACAATAACCGTTTGGAGCTCCTGAGACAAAGCCTCTCTGATTTACAGTAAACCAGGCATTATCAATGAGGTTTCTGTTGGAAATATTTGTCGTGGGATCACTAATAAAGATAGTATAGTTGGCACCCTCTGTTGGTGTGATGCCAGTGGTATCATCAATCAATACCCTCCAAACGCTTCCGCCATAATGCACTAAGTCATTCTTGACATAGTTGGCCGCTCCTGAATATGCTCCCCGGTCAGTGTAGCCTATAAGGCCCAACGAGGTATAGCCACTAGGTTCTACCATTCTTTTTACCTCCTCTTATTTATGAGCTTGCATGTTTGATGTAAAGCCTGTTGTTCTGAACAATAAAGTTTACAGCTGCAGCATCAATCATATACAAGCGGTTATTCTGTATGACAAACTGTGGAATAACAAAATTTGTATAATAAGCCAGAATAGCCTCACTGGCTGCTGCATTCTGCTCACTGCTTAAAGCTGCTTCCGCGCTATCCTGTGCATCATCAGCATAAGAATTAGCAGTATCAGCTGAGTTACTGGCTTCCTGCGCATAATACTTAGAGTTGTTCTCATACGTTACGTCACTACTTGGGACAGGTGTTCCGTTTTTTGTTCCCTTGGCCCATGCTTCTGCTTCCTGTTTATATGTGTTTGCTGTTCCTGCACTAGATGAAGCCGCTGAGGCGCTGGAAGCTGACTGCTGTGAGTAATACTTTGAGTTATTATGATAAGTCTCATCACTGGAGCTTACCGGAACACCGTTCTTGGTTCCCTTTGCCCATGCTTCAGAGTCATATACATAATCACCAACATGCTCAGCATAATACTTAGCATTATTCTCATACTGTTCTGCATCCGGCCCCACCGGAACACCGGCCTTTGTACCAGCCGCCCAGGCTTCTGCATTCTGTTCCTGTTCTCTTGCAAGGGCAAAAATAGCAGGGAGCTCAGTGTCAGATATATCCGTGTCTCCATCAATGGGAGACTTTTCCACCAGGAGCTTAAAGTTAAGTGTTCCAAGATCTAAGCCGCTCTTAGTCAGTCTGATCTCACACTCAACTGTCCCAGGGACGATTGTCATTTGCTGTTTAGTTGTGACCGTAACCACATTCCCGGAAACACTCACAGCATCAGTATAGGAAAAGCCATGCCGATCCGGCTTAATTCCGTCAATCTGCGCTGTAGTTCCACCCGGAAGTGTATAAGCTTGCGATCCTTCATAGAGCACTAACTGGAATTGTCTGCCTATGTCATTTTGACTGACATTTATGACAGGACTGATCCCAGTAGGCGCTATCTGTAGATTTACTGATTGCATGAGCTACCTCCTTTTTATAAGCCTCCAAGAATCTGACTTAGACTAACGTTATTACCATTTCCATCTTTAAAATATATATCCCCTGAGCATTGAAGATTTATATTTCTACGGCCAAGAGATTGATTTGCTACAATTTCAACACCATTAGATGTGCATTGAACAAAAGAATAATTAAATGGATCCAACGCTCCGTCTGCCTGTCCCATATAAGCTTTATTATCACTACTGGTAACTGATAATTTTGCCTGCCCTGCCTGAGCAGTAACATCATCACCTTTTAGTTTTACTGTTGGAACTCCAGTAAAAATATCTGTATATGCACTTATTTGTTTAGTCTTCTGTGAATCTGCAACAGTGAATGTATCGGCTGTAATATCAATTGCATTTCTTTGCAGATCACTTTCATAAGATCCTTTTATAGTCCCTGCATTATTAGTTTGATAGCCAAAGTCTATTTTTCCACCCGAGACTGCAACACTTGACTGGCCAGTGCCAGTGCCACCACAGGAGAAGCTTCCGCTTAATGTCGCCCCACTTGCGGTCAAGGTCCCATTTTGAGTCATTGAGCTATTGGTGGCATTCCATATAACACCATTTTCAGAGGCTTCAAAAATAATATTTCCGTTGGTATTTTTTACATCCAGGACTCCTGCAGAGCTAACCTTAAAAATCTCTTTTTCAACTCCACCAACATCCTTTACAATAGTAAGTGAGCCGCCTTTTATAGTCGCATTATTCACAGTGGCATTCTTAGTTGTCAGTGTTCCATTGGCAGTCATAGAGCTGTTTGTGCTGTTCCATATAGTTCCATTGTGTGAAGTCTGGAATATTATATTTTGATTGGAATCATAAACAGTAAAGCTTGGGACGTTTGTCCCTCCAATTACCAGTTTTCCATCTAAGGTCCATGCCTGAGTATAAGGGCCAGCCACTCCGGTGCTGGAGAAGCCTATGCCATTCTGATTGATTCTCAGGACATTTTGAGCTGTAGCTGCATCATTTGTGTCACAAAATAGCAGTTCTTTCCACTCTCCATTAGCGTCCTTATTAGCCAGGACATATCCATCACCACTTGTCAGCCAAGCCGTTGCCGTATCAATAAGCTCACCGACTGTGTTATTGTAGTTCTTAAACATCCGCTGAGTATTGTTTGCCAGCGCTGTTATTCCCTCAGAATTAGCATTGATTGTGCTGGATAAGGTGCTTCTTAAGGACCCGACCTCTATGGAATCATATCTCTCAGCCAGAACATCATAGATAACTCTCACGATCTTGGCTGTAGTTCCAATACCAAGCTTCTCAAAGTAAACATTGATGTTATCGCAAAGGTTTACAGCCTGGAGAGCTGCCACATCCTTAAACTCCTCTGTTCCTGCAAGGTTCACAAAAGAGAGCTTGATTGATACCTTTGGAATGCCTATTCCCTGAGCATTGACATAAGATTGCGCTTTAGCCCTTAACTGGCTGACTGTTGGCTGCTCTTCAAAGGCTGAGGAGAAATCATAGGGAACTGTTCTCTTAAATGGATAAGAGCTTGCGTATGAACTATCAACACTCTTTTCCGGAAGAGTAACAACATTCTCACCTTCTGAATCCTGCCAGAATGGAACTATGCCGGTAATAGTGTCCGCAATGTTCTCCTCCTGGTCTATATCAGTGATATTTTTCCCATAATTAAGAGTTACAGTCGGAGTGGTTACACCTCTGTGGGCCTTTAAGTAAACAGTATAATTATCCCAGGAATACTCTCCACCAAACTGATCCAGGACAGATCCTTCAACTCCGCCCAGTCTGCTTCTGATAGAGCTTGGAACTGCCTGAGAATAGCTTGCAACTGTTGTTACATCAGTGGAAAAAGTATAAGGACAGTCTTCAACAGCATTAGTCTTCAATGCCTGCAATGTAAGATTACAAGCTGATGAGCTGGCTGTTATCGAAAACGGCATACATGGAATCAGACTGAGCTGATATGATATATGCTGAGCACACACCTTAAAGATCCCGTTTAATGGCTTGGTGATCTTATAAACTCTGAATGCCTGGAGATTTACTTTATCAGGAACCTTAACAACTATGATAGAGCTCATCTCAATCTCACTGGCATGATTGGAAGTCTCAGCGATCTCCATCTCCAGTTCAAACATTCCATTGCGCTCTTCCTGGATTTTGCAGGATATTGCATCCAGTCGGCCCAGACCGTTAGTTGTAAAAGTCGTTGCAGTTGTTGGAAAAAGAATCGGTTTCATTAAAGCACCCACCATCTTGGAGTTATGACTAATTTACTTAATCCACTAATAGTTATTGCATTGTCTCCACTAGCAAGAACCGGGAATTTTCCATTAGTCAGAACAATATTTCCATTGCAATTTGTCGCAAGTGTATCTTTATATGCTTCCTGGAGCTCACAGTCTATATCTGTATAACTGTTCGCCGTAGTGATCTGAATGCTTACGCCTCCAATAGAAAAAGAGCCTGTTCCATAAGCCCTGATCAATGGCTTAGCCTCAGTCATATACTGATTAACTATTGTGGTGGCTGCAGTGATCTCAATAGGCTGCTCTCCATCCTTCAAAAATCTCTGAGGATAACAGTCAAACTCCAGAGTGAACTCACCGGCAAAAAGATCATCAATAGGATCCACGTTAAATTCACCATTAAACCTTGCAAGTCGGAACTCCTTTGGATGATAAGTATCTTCCAGCCGGACATAACCTCTCTGAGACAAGAGAAGGTTCCTGAGTCCTTCCGTATTGGCCTCAAAGTTATCAATAATGAATGCAGGATAAGACAGGGAGATATTTTTATACCTCCCATTGTCCTGCGTTAAGGTCCCATTTCTTCCGGGGATCTCTATCATCTCTACGTCTCTTTCAGCCGCATTGTATGTCCCGGATCCGGAGATAAACACTCCAAAATCCTTTAATGATTTATTGTTAAAGGTAATCCAGTTTCTCATGCGAATACTGCCTCTTTGTTATAGATCTGAGAGTTGATGTTATCCTGGATGATATCAGTCAGCTCATTTGCAAGCTGATAAACATCCTTGTCAGCTCCATTAACTGTGATATTAAATGTGTTGTTAGCTGTTAAGCTGTTATTTGTTCCAGCCACACCATTAACAGGAGATAGCGTATCAGCCATGCTGTTCACTGTGCTTTCCAGTTTAGGTATGCCCTTCTCAATACCATTCACCATTTCCTTCATCATATCCGGCATAAAGGTATGGAAATCCTTTAATGGTCCAACATCAGGTTCTGAGAAATGCAAATAACTAGCAATCGTCTCAGCTACATCAGATACAGCATCTACAACTCCACCAATCTTGTCTCTGATTCCATCAATCACATTGTTAATGATGTCAGCACCCCAACTCCAAGCCTGAGAAGGAAGATTTTTGATATAGTCCACCGCATTGGAAAAACCATTAATAATTGCGGTCTTGATGTTGCTTACTGTGGTGGAAATGCTGGTCTTAATGTTGTTAAATGTGTTTGTCACATTGTCCTTAATGCCGTTGATCTTGGTCTGCACATCCGTCTTGATATTATTCCACTTGGTGGAAATATCATTCTTGATATCAGACATTTTGGTCTTTACAGTGTTAAGCATATTGCTAAGCTTTCCACCGGTCAGCTTGTCTATAAAGGTAAAACCAGCTGAATAATAGCCTTTTACAGCTTCAATAGCACCTGCTGCCGCACCCTTTAATCCACCGCCATGCTTATCATAAGCTTCTTTAATCTTATCCAGCTTCTCCTGCATAGTATCCTTGGCGGCTTGCCAAACGGTTCCGACTGCCTGCCCGATCTGGGAATTGGCAACACCTTCCTTTATTTCCTGCCACTTATTGGAAACATTTTCCTTGATCTCATTGACCTTATCACTAACTGCCTTTTTGGCCTCTTCCCATTTCTCTTTGACAGTATTAGCAATACCCTGAGCCCATTCTTTGATAGCATCCCAGTTTTTATAGATTGCTATTCCAAGTGCAGCAAGTGCAGCCACAATAAGCAAGATTATTCCAACAGGACCGGAAAGAACTGTTATAATGGTTCCTATTGCTGAAATAGCTCCGCCAATAACCGATATGATTGTACCTATTGCGCTTACTACACTACCGATAACGACAAGCACCGGGCCCACAACAGCGGCAATAGCTGCTATCTTCAAAATAAGCTCCTTCTGACTATCGTCAAGGCCCTTCCACTTTTCAATTAATTGCTGAACAAACTCAATGCCCTGCTGAATGTACGGCATCAGCATCTCACCAATCTCAACAGCCAACTCAGTAATACTGTTCTTACACTGCTGGATCTGAGCTTCCATGGTGGCATATCTCTTTTCTGCCTCTTCACTCAGAGCAGCATTCTCGTCCCACGCTTCATTACCCTGAGTCATGGCCTCAGTAACAAGGCCCTCAGAATTAGCAAGACGAGTCAATGTATCTCTCAAACGAACCTCTGTAAAGCCCATTTCCTGCAGCATTGCAATAGTGGACTCTCCTTTGGTCTCAGTGTCTCCAAGTCCTGTTATGAATGCCTGGAGAGCTGCAGGAGCATCATCCTTATAGAGTTTTACAAACTCCTCAGTGGAAACACCCGCCACCTGTGCAAAGTTGTTCAGATTATTTCCGTTGGTGATAACTTCCTTAATCTCTGTGGTTGTCATTCCAAGAGACTGGGCCAACTCTTTAAAGCCTTTGGTATCATTAGTAGACATCAGTTCCAGATCTCTTAAAGACATTCCAGCCTTCTGAGTGACTTCGTTGACCTGATCAAATCCAGTTTCAACAGCAACCTGCATCTTAACCATGGCCTTACTGAATGCAGAGCCGCCCATTTCTGCCTCAATGCCGACAGATGATAGAGCTGTTGCAAGTCCAAGGATTTCTCCCTGGCTAAGACCGATTTGAGCACCGGCACCGGAAAGCCTTGTTGCCATGTTCATGATATCGGCTTCAGTTGTGGCATAATTGTTTCCTAAGTCTACAATTACAGCACCAAGCTTATCCACATCCTGGAGGCTCATATTAGTAACATTTGCAAACTTAGCAATGGAGCTGGCAGCTTCCTCAGATGAGAGGTTCGTTGTATCTCCCAGCTCTACCATTATCTTGGTGAACTCAACAGCATTATCAGCCGAAACACCTAACTGTCCGGCAATTTCCATAACAGCGGCAATCTCGTTCTGGCTGGAAGCTGTGGTCTTTGCTATCTCATTGATACCATTTTTCAAATCGTCATAAGTTGTCGTTGAGGTTTCATCCACAGTCTTCATAACTCCTGTGAATGCTGATTCCCAATCAATGGCAGCCTTAGCAGATCCACCAAAAGCAGCAGCTATTGGAACTGTTACCTTTTGAGTGAGATCTGTACCAACCTTCTTGATATCATCTCCAACACCTTTGATCTTCTGCCCGGCTTCTTTTACCTGTTCACCAATAGCCTGAAAAGCAGATCCGACAACTGACTTGGAAGCATTTGC